TCATGACAAATCGCGTGTTCCTCCCTTTACCATCATGTGGAAGGGCAGGGTTCACGGTCGACATTTCAGTCGATATGTCTAAGACATCTGTCTTAGAGGAAATCTTCCGAACTCGGAAGAGTGTACCTTCGATTTTCCTTCGAAGGATACAGCCTGACCAACTAGAAAGGCTTTGTGGTTGCCGGATGGCTCCCACTTATTTATCTTCTCTCTCACCTGAGATGAAGTATAGGGTTCTTTTGAACTCACTCTGGAAGAGTGAGAATTATTCAAAGAACTTTCGAAACAAGATTTGGTCTCTTGTTTCCACCAGTGGTGGTTTGAAAACTATCGAAAGATGGTTTCACACTGCTGACGGAGTGGTTCTTCCACTCCTGATTTCCCACTGGGGCCTTGCTTGGCCTCAATGGTTAATTGACGAAGTGGACCTTGTTGTCCATTTCGTTTTGGAGAATTGTGCAAACAATTACTCCCACTTCATTAAGACCTTAAAGTCTTATAAGAAGAAAGTTCGTAAGAACTTTGCTGAGAGAAAACCTATTCCCTCAGCACCGAGATCTCTCAAGTCATATGAGAGATTAGTCCGTAGAGTTATGTCTACGGCTGATGGTTTCATAGTGGAACCAGAACATTACCGCATCCAATTGATGATGCTGGTTACACAGACCAGAGCTACTGGTCTGGCGGATAGCAAGATGGGAAAGGAATCTTTGTCAAAATTCCTCTCCATTGTTACCCTTCCTTCTCGAGAAATTGAGATGGATCGTTCGATATTACATCGAATGTGTGTACCCGTACGTAATGTGCGTGGTTCGTCCGCAAAGTTATCTTGTGGACCTTCGGGTTGCCTAGAGAACCCCCGTTCTGAGGGGGGACAAACAGGCTTCCTTTCATTTCTATGTGCAGAAGGGCACATAGACGGTCATTTCGACCCGGTAACTCTTGAGTTTACCTCTTTCCCCCGCCCTAGGAGGATTCGAACATCTGGTGATGTTCTTGATTGGGCCATTTCTCGTGCCCTTAATCCCTTAACAAGCCATATTGTTAAGTCTGTCCGGGTTCATGTTGTTCTTGAACCTTCCAAGGCCCGTGTTATCACGGTTCCTTCTTTTGCCTATATGGTTATCATGCAAATATTTGCACATATATGGCTTCCTCTCTTCAAATTTAGAGAGATTAATTCTGGACTTCACAGTACAGATCATCTATGGAATTTTCTCCGTAGGAATCTTGACCCATCTGATACAGTATGGGAACACTTGTCTGAATACGAGACAATTTGGGCTTTGAGCACTGATCTCGAAACCGCTACAGATAATGGTAACATATCTGTCGCTCGCCAAATATGGCAGAGCTTATTAAGTGAAAGCCTGTTTGTACCAGGCTTCCCTATGGGTCTTGCTGTTCTTGCAAAGACCCTATACCTTTCTAACAGGCCTATCATCAAAGGTAGGGAAATCCTGTTTAAAAAGAAAGGTTGGTTCATGGGAGATCCTATGACCAAGCTTCTGCTTACTTTAGCAGATTTGTACGCCCTGAGAACATCAGGTGTAAAAGTTGCCTCCATGGTTGGAGATGACGTTGTGGCCTTGTCTTCTAACAGACGAAGCCTGAAGGGGTATCTAAAGTCTATAGAATCCCTCGACTTCATAGTTTCCTATGAAGACACGTACATTTCGGATCGTATTATGTACTTCTGTGAAGAAGTTAGCAAAATACCCCAGAATGTTGCACAATCCTTAGCGGTTGTGTACCGGAGGCCTCATTTGGCCCTTCCTTACGTAGACTATCCTCGTCTGCGTTTACTTATTCCTTGTCTTCCAGACACTGAACGAGACTCCTACACACATTTGGGTAGGTTTATGCTTCTTGGTAAGCAAGTAAAGTGGTCTTCCACTCTCAATCCTGTATCAAATCCTTTGATGCAGACAGCTCTGAGATTTCAACATCTCATGGTCCCTGCACCTGCAGAGACCCTCTTCCCCTGTATGCCAGTGGAAGTTGGAGGAGATGGATCGTTTCCTCCCTCAGCACATTATTTCCAGTGCTGTTTAGACCGCGTACGTTTACGTGGTGAGCATCTCTATAATGAGATGATCTATCGTGTCCGGAGTTTGATAACCCATACAAGACACAATAGGTATATTCTATCCCGTCGAAGGACAGATATTACTCCGCATAGATTTGCGGTCATGCGACCTGTTTATGATCAGGTCCGCCGGTTCTTACCCCCTAATTCTATAATAGAAGGGGCGAACCAATATCACAGGAATTTAATGTCCTGTTTACCGAGGCTCTTTTCCGATCCTCTGGTCCAATCTTTGAGAATTGGAAAATCTCTCTATTACAGAGAGGTTCTAAAGGGTGTTAACCCTGATCTTCTCGAACTTAAGTTCGAGACAGATATTAATGGTGACGGAGCAATCCGTCCTCATTCCGATCTCACACCTGATGAGATTAGTTCCTTCATTGACATGTGGAGGAACCCGGGATTTTCTTTCCGGAATGAACTACCTTACTTGGTAGTTACAAGTGAGGTTGATCCTCACGATTACTTAAGTCTCAACTGGGACTTCACTGGATCAATTAATCTTAATGATCCGGAATTCCATTACCTCAAGGAAAATATGAACTTACTTGAGGCTAATGAAGGTCTTTTATTAGACCTACTCCGTTCGGGCAGAACGGATTTCCCACAAACAGTGGTAGATAGGCTACCTGCCTATCTTGAGTCTGATAATCTCCTTCTTTGGCAGCTGGAGAATCATACTTACAGTGATACAGATGTTATCATTGTGGTGACCAAGGATTTACGCTTGGTCCACGAGATGGCTCTACGTCTAAGAAGGAACTTAGATAGTCTTGAACCATCCTTATACCTCATTGGTAGAGGTTGGGAACTGGCGGATCACGGTATCCACCAAGGTAAGGACCCTATATTTATAGAGGATCCTGGATCTGTACTCTTTGCAGATACTACTGAGTGGACACATGGTTCACACGTATCTGGTGATGAAATTTTCACCAGTCCACTAGTCCGCAGAAGGACTAGATATGGAATTACTCACCACATCAGCTGTGGTGCGATCCACGGAATGTTCCGTGGAGATGGAGAGATAGACGCTTAGGCGTGATCTCCCCCGACTA